GCACCACGGCGCCGAAGCACGCGTCACGGGCATGGCCATCGACGAATACATGGCCGCGACCGGACTCGACGGAAGCGACGGCGACAACGCCTCAACCAGCATGACCCGGTTCGGGGAACGCCTCATCTCCTGGAACCTCACCAAGAACGGGGCCCCGGTCCCCGCGACACCCGAGGGACTTCAAAAGATCGACCAGGGACTCGCGCGCGCCCTGCAGAACGCGTACGTCGAGGCACTGATCGGGGTCCACAAGTCTGACCCTTTGCCGCAGAGCTTGCCCTCTGGCGAGCCGTCCCTGGTGGAGTCCGTCCCGATGGAAGCACTGTCCGAGTCCCTCGCGAGCTGAAACGGGCCCGGTACCTGCTCGGCCTGCTGGAGCGGTTCCCGGGCTACACCCTGTCCTCCCTGCTGGAGGAAGACACCGAGCTGATGCGCCTCGTAGCGATCGAGAAGCTCGGCGGCGGACACGACGGAGGGGAGGTGGACAATGTCTGACGACGTGACGATCACAGTGCGGGTGGCCGACCGTACGGCGGCCGGGTTCCGGGACGTCAACGGTCAGCTGCGCACGTTGGACGGACGGTTCGCGACGTCGGCCGGGAGCATGAGCCGGTCGTCGTCCGCGATGTCCAAGGCCCTCGTCGACGTGCGCGCCTCCCTGTTGAGCCTCGCCCCGGCTGCGGTCCCAGTCGCCGCATCGCTCGCCCCGATCGTGACGACCGCGGCCGGCGCCGGGCTGGCGCTCGGGGCGTTCGGAGCCGCGGTAGCCGGGCAGGTCGGTCACCTGTCGGACGCGGCGAAGGCGCAGACCAAGTACACCGACTCGGTCGCACAGTACGGACGCGGCTCCAAGCAGGCGTCCGAGGCGGCCCGGGCCGTGCAGTCGTCGCTGGCGTCCATGCCACAGGCCACCGCACGTGCGGCGGTAGGCCTGTCCACGCTGAAGGAAGGGTTCCACGCCTGGTCGGACAGTCTTGCCGGGGTCACGATGGCCCCGGTGGAGAAGGGTTTCACCGTCCTGGGGCAGATCCTCCCGAAGCTCACTCCGATGGCGAAGGGCGCGGCCACCCAGTTGGACCGGCTGGTGACGGTGGCCGGCGGTGCGGTCAACAGCTCGGGCTTCGACTCCCTGTCGAAGAAGGTTGCAGAGTTCGCGAACTCGTCGATCAAGAAGGCGACGGACGGGGCGATCCATTTCGGGCGGGTGTTGTCCGAGGGCAACGCGCACGGCCCCATGACCGAGTTCATGGACTACGCGCGGGAGCAAGGCCCTGCAGTGAAAGAGCTGCTGGCGAACCTGGCGTCGGCGGCCGGGAACATCGCGGCGGGCGCGGCGCAGGCGGGCCCGGGGCTGCTGACGCTGGTGAACGCGATGGCCAAGCTCGTGGCGGCGGTGCCCCCGGAGATGGTCGGCACCCTGATGCAGGTCTACGCCGCATTCAAGCTGATCAAGCTAGCGGGTGCTGGTGTCGCTGGGGTGGCGGGCGGCATCCAAACGTTGGCGACAAAAATCACAGCGCTGCGGGCTGCCTCAGCTGCGGCGGGCGGCGGACTGGCGGGCCTGAAGGCCGCATTCATGGGACTGGGCACCGCCGCGAAGGCGACGGTCGTGATCGCGGGTATCGCTGCCGCGGTCGCGGTCATCGGGAAGCTCAACTCGATGGGCAAGGAGGCGCCCCCGAACGTCGACAGGCTGACGACGGCGCTGGGCAGGCTCGGCGCCACTGGGCAAGTCACTGGTGAGGCAGCGAGCAAGTTCGGGACGCACTTCGAAAAGCTCAAAGACCAGATGAACAAGGTGCTTGATCCCAGCGTGGCGGAGAGCGTCAACAACTGGGGCCACAGCATCTCGGGCGGCCTGCTGAAGGGCGGCGACGCCACGGAGGAGCTGACCGGTTCCTTCAAGGCCATCGACCAGTCGCTCGCCGACATGGTCAAGGGCGGTAAGGCCAAGCTGGCCGGGACCGCGCTCAAGGACATGCTCAGCACTATGAACCCGGAGCAGGTCAAGAAGCTGCAGGGGAGCCTCGGCGATTACAAAGACGCGCTCGCGGACCAGGCGCTGGAGCAGAAGCTCGCCGCGCAGTCGATGGGAGCGTTCGGTGCGGCGGCGCAGGCCACGCAGGCCAAGTTGGACGCGCAGAAGGCCAGCGCGGACGGACTCCGGGCAAGCATCATCGCCCTGAACGATGTCAACCGGTCCGCGTATGACGCCCAGATCGGGTTCGAGGCGTCCCTCGACAGCTTGACCGCCTCTTTCAAGGAGCACGGCGCCACCCTCAACCTCAACACCGAGGACGGCCGTGCGAACGCAACGGCCATGTCGTCGGCCGCTAAGGCGCAGGATGAGCTGATCGCGTCGGGGCTCGCGGCGGGCGACTCGCTGGCGTCGATGACGAAGAAGTCTGGTGAGCTGCGCGGCGAGATGCTGAAGCTCGCGACGGAGGCGTTCGACGGGAACAAGAAGAAGGCGCAAGAGTACGTCAACACGCTGCTCGGGGTGCCGAGCGAGATCAAGACGTTGGTCAAGGCGGAGAAGGACGAGGCAGTCGCCGGCCTGAACGAGGTCGAGGCCGCGATCCAGAAGACCCCGAGTGCGAAGAGCGTGACGGTGTCGACGCTGAACGGGGCGGCGATCAAGGCCCTTGAAGCGGTCGGGTTCAAGACGAAGCAGCTGCCTGACGGCCGGACGATGGTGTATACGGCGAACGGGCAGGCGATCGGGTCGATTGCTGCGGTGGCGCGGGCGCTGAATGCGTTGAACGGGAAGACCGCGAACACGTGGACGATCCACAACATCAAGACGAACTACTCGACTTCGAACAGCGTCTCGGGTGGCAAGAGCGTCCACGAGATGGTCGGCAGCGCCAACGGCAACATCTTTCGTGGGCGGGCGTACGCGAACGGCGGCGTGGAGAACCACGTGGCTGAGATTGCGCAGCCGTCCATGCGTCTGTGGGCCGAGCCTGAGACCGGAGGCGAGGCGTACATCCCGTTGGCCGCTTCGAAGCGCCCGCGGTCGATGGCAATCCTGGACGAGGTCGCCAACCGGTTCGGGTACCGGCTGGACAAGTTCGCGAAGGGCGGCCTGTCGCAGGCGGAGAAGGACGCGCGGGGCAGCATGCGCGGACAGTTCGGGATCTCCTCGTTCGGTCGAGCCGCTGGATACTCACGGACTCCGTTCGAGAAGAACCTCGGCGCCCCGTCTGACCTGAGCAGCCTGGTGTCCGCGCTGAACACGGCGCGCGGCGACATCAAGGGCGCAACGCATGGCAGTACCGAGTCTCGGCTGTTGAAGCAGTTGGACTCGGTCGGGAAGAGCCTCATCAAGTACGACAAGCAGCTCAGCGCGGTGAACAAGTCGTTGGAGACGGCGAAGACCAAGCTCAACGACCTGAAGAGCGCAGCCTCGTCGCTCTCCAGCAGCGTGAAGAGTGGGGTGCTGTCCTCGGCGAACATCACCAAGGGCGGCGCCGGCGGGACGGTGACGGTCGCCTCGATCATGGGCGGGCTGACCCAGTCCCGGGACAAGGCGACCGCGTTCACGGACGCGCTGAAGGGCCTCAAGTCGAAGGACCTGTCCAAGGACCTGATCCAGCAGATCGGCGAGGCGGGGGTCGAGGGCGGCGGCCTGGAGACCGCGGGCGCCTTGTTGGGGGCGTCGTCGTCGGAGATCTCCTCAATCAACTCGTTGCAGGGGCAGATCTCGTCGGCCGCCACGTCCGCGGGGAAGACCACGGCGGACGCGGTGTACGCGGCGGCGATCAAGGCGCAGACCACGACCGTGTCCAAGCTGCAGAAGTCGCAGGACAAGCTCGAAAAGTCGATGTCCAACCTGGCGAAGATCATGGAGAAGTCCATCTCCAAGGCGATCGGGAAGAAGGCGGCCGGCGGGATCGTCGGCGCGGCCGCGTCGGGTGGTCTGCGGGGCGGGCTGACGTGGGTGGGCGAGCACGAGCCGGAGCTGCTGGACCTGCCGGTGGGGTCGCGGGTGCGGTCCGGCCCGGACTCGCGCCGCATGGCAGCAATGGGCGGCGGCGGGGTGACGCGGGTGGAGTTGGAGATCCACTCGGGCGGCTCTGAGACTGACGAGTTCCTTCTGAAGATGATCCGCCGCGCTGTTCGCGTGCGCGGCGGCAACGTCCAACTCGTCCTCGCAGGGCGACCCGCATGAGGGAGTGATCAACATTCACCGGTACACCACGTGGAATGGCCCGATGGCCACCACCGCGGCGCAGGCCTCGGTGACGACTGGCACGGCCATCAAGACGATGCTGCAACTGGCCACACCCAGCACGCGGCAGATCCAGCTCATCAGCTGGTCGTTCACCCTCGACGACCCGCCGGGCGCCGACGCGGTCATCGAGCTGATTCAGACGGACGTGGCGGCCACGGTTGTCGCGCATGTGGCGTCTGGGGTGCAGCCGCTGGACCCCAACGCGCCTGCGTCGCTGCTGACGCTGAGCACGACCGGCACGGGCTACACGGCCTCGGCGGAGGGCACGACGAC